TGACTTCAACTACACCTACGAAATCTATGATTCTTGGATCATGGACCAGTCTGGTGTAAGCAACTCAATCTACTTCTTGAATGAAGATGTGTTGCAGTGGGGTAGTCTGCGTGATCTGGGACCAAATAACGAAGTGTTCTCCAACGCTGACGCAAGTTTGGACCAGTTCCTGATGGAAGGAACCCTGATTGTTCGCAATCCAGCAGGCGTTGGTTTGTTGAACAACATCAGCACAACTGGTGCAGCAGCAAGTTCACCACGCGGTGCAAGTTTCGTTTCTCGCACAAACGCAGGTGGCGGCGACACTTACTGATCTTCGGATTGGTAAACACCAAAAGGCCCTTCGGGGCCTTTTTTTGTGGAGTAAGACCTGTTATTGAAGAGAGCACTAAATACAAGATGAGTGAAGATTTAAACAACCCCGAATACCTTGACAACACAGATCCCGAAAAAAACTATGACTATCTCCGACAAGATCATGGCGGCACTGTGACCACACACAATGGCATAGCCGACCGACTGTTGAAGAATGACCGGTTGTATCGCAGCATGAAAGGTGATTGGTCAAGAACTGCCTGGAACGCCAGCAACAACATAAAAGTCACAACAGGGCGTGAAGATGGCAAGTTCTACATCAAACGCGAGCAGATGAATGCTGATGCTGTGGCTCGACGCTGTGCAGAATATCGCAAAGCAGCCGAACAAGGTTATCCTGATCCCCTGGCACCCATTGGTGATGATGGTCATCTTACCTACAAATGGATGGACCTGCCCAATGTTGTAAGCATCCGCATCAGTGATGAGTATTTTGGTGGCATGCCCTGGGCTGCTATCAAACATGATCGCACACTCAAGGCACAGTTCTATCGAGTTGTGGAAAAAGAATACAACCGATATGTGTGCTATCCTGGTGGCCGGTTGCCCATACCCATCGAGGTGCCATATCCCAGCAAACAAGGACAACAGAAGTTCTTCAAAGGAATATAAACCATGAGTTTCCAAATACCCACAGCCGATGATCTTGTGACATTTTTAGAAGACTTCACAGGAAGTTCCAACACAGACGAAATCAAGCAATGTATCTACCTTGCTGAACTCAGCATGAGAAACATTGAACTGCCAGCCTTGCGTAGTGATCCTTATGCTGAAGAAAACATTGGTGTGGCCAACGAATACGGTCGAGTTCCTATTCCAGCAGACATGAACAAGCCAATCTTGTTCTTCAATCAGAATGGTGCAACACCAAGTCAATCGGGTCCTTGGATTGTGTATGATCGCATTGGAGACAGAGACATCATCACACAGGGCATGATCGCCCAGTTGTATCTCTCACCGGTGAATGTGCCAGCAGTTATCCGTGGCAAGTTTAGTGAAGTATACAATGAATATCAGTTCTTGCCTTGGATTGGCGAAGGTGCCTTGATCAACTTGTATTACTACAAGGCATGGCCGCTGTTGTTCAGTCCAATCGACGATGAGATCATTAGTGCTGTGGGCACTGTGGGAACCATTGCTGGTGCCGGACCTTGGACAGCACAGATCACAGGCATGACTGCGACCACTGGCTTGACAGCAGGCAGTATTATCACGGCCACAGCAGGCACAGGCAGCATAGGCACAGGTGGTGTGTATACAGTGACCAGCACAACATCCACATCTGTGAACTTCACTGCCACAGGCGGCACTATTCCCACAGCAGGCACAGTGACCAATGTGGCATTGTTGGAAAACACCGGTCGCAAAGTGCAGACCAATGCTGTGTTGCAGACATGGTCAGAAGGTTATGTGTATAGCAGCCTGCGTGAATACTATATCAAGCGTCACAACCCAGAAGATGCTGCGATCTATCAGCAAAAATACACAGATGCCTGGAACATTGTAGAAGATCAAAACAATCTGGGCAAATGGTCGGGAGGCCATACAAGACTGACCTCAGTTTGGCAGCCAAGACAATATCGACAATACAATATCAAATAAGGACCAGACATGGCCACCGGAAATACAACCAGCAGCAACAATCTAACCACACTGTATCCTGGTAGTTCAGGCACGGTCACGCCTATCACTGCCAATGTAAATGCCGCAGTAGCAACCAGCAGCAGAAATCTCACCACGCTGTATCCCAGCGGCACAAGCAGTGTGTTGCCTACAGCAGGTTATGGCAATGCCAATGTGGTTGGCCTGCTGAATGAAGGCACAGATGGTGCCAATACCATTGCCAACATCGTGGCCACCGGCAATATCTCTGGCAGTTATTTCCTGGGCAATGGAGCGTTTCTAACAGGACTACCTGCCACATATAGCAATGCCAATGTGGCTGCTTTCTTGCCCACATATGGTGGCAATGTAAATGCCACAACTGTGTTCTCTAACACAAACTTGGCCATGCAAGGTCAGGATTGGGTGCAGATGCAATACAATCCAGATGGCACACCACACAGTCAGACTGACATAGGCACAGGATCTTGGTTCTACCTGGATGGTTCTGGTGCTGTGTTCCAAAGCAATACCTCTGGAGTTGTGACCACTGTGGCTTTTGGCAATGATGGAACTATGAATGCTGCCGGCAATGTCACAGCACCATACTTTTTAGGCAATGGATCACAACTCACAGGATTGCCAGCCACATATGGCAATGCCAATGTTGCTGCTTTCTTGCCCACATACACAGGCAATCTGGCCGGCAACAACCTTAGCCTCACAGGCAGTGCCAATGTAAATGGCAGCATCATCAGTGGTGCCAACATCCAGGCCGCAGGCAACATCCGCACCACAGGACCCAGCGGTAATATCACAGGTGTAAACTACGCTGTGGCCAACTTCTTTGTGGGCAATGGATCATTGCTCACAGGTATCACTACTTCTTACAACAATGCCAATGTGGTAAGTTTATTGGCTGCATTTGGATCCAATGTAATATCCACCACAGGCAACATCACCGGCGGTTATTTTGTTGGTAATGGTAGCCAACTAACAGGATTGCCTGCTTCATATTCAAATGCCAATGTGGCTACCTTCCTGGCCAACTTTGGTTCTAACTCAATCAGCACAAGTGGCAATATCACTGCTGGTTATTTTAGCGGCAATGGATCATTACTAACCAACTTGACCGGTGGTAATGTCACAGGCACCGTGGCCAATGCCACATATGCCACTTCAGCAGGCACAGCAACTTCGGCTATCACAGCCAACACCGTGACAGATGCAGCACAGGCCAATATTACTTCAGTAGGCACTCTAACCAGTTTAAGTGTGAGTGGCAATGCTCAAGTGGGCAATGTAAACACAGCAGGTCAGGTAAGTGCCACAGGCAATATCACAGGATCATACATCCTGGGCAATGGATCACAACTAACAGGATTACCAGCCACATATTCCAATGCTAATGTTGCGTCGTTTATGGCCAACTTTGGATCCAACTCCATATCTACTTCGGGCAATGTCACAGCAGGTTATTTTTCGGGCAATGGATCATTGTTGTCAAGCATCACAGGTGGCAATGTGTCAGGAACCGTGGCCAACGCCACATACGCAACCACAGCAGGATCCGCTACAACAGCAACATCGGCCACAACTGCTGGCACGGTCACTGCTAACGCACAAGCCAATATAACTTCAGTAGGCACATTGACCAGTCTTGCTGTGACAGGCAACATTGATTCAGGTAATCTACGCACCACCGGTTTGGTAAGTGCCACAGGCAATATCACGGGCAACTTCTTTATTGGTAATGGATCTCAACTCACAGGTGTTGTAAGTTCATATGGCAATGCCAATGTGGTTGCTAATCTGGCAGCATTAGGATCTAATCCAGTAAGCACAACTGGCAATGTCACAGCCAACTTCTTTATTGGTAATGGATCTCAACTCACAGGTGTTGTGAGTTCATATGGCAATGCCAATGTGGTTGCTAATCTGGCAGCATTAGGATCTAATCCAGTAAGCACAACTGGCAATGTCACAGCCAACTTCTTTATTGGTAATGGATCAGCATTGACTGGCATTGTGAGTTCATATGGCAATGCCAATGTGGTTGCTAATCTGGCAGCATTAGGATCTAATCCAGTAAGCACAACTGG